GGCTAGATGGAGTTAACCTTGGGCAATATGCTCTAGCAATAGAGATTCCAGTACAGGATACTCTCGAGGGATACTTCCAGATCGGATCTCTTCTTATGGGCTCCGTAGCCTTCCCCGCTCCTCAGTATCAGAGAGGGAGAAGCATCTCTTACTCTCCAAATATCCAAGCGCAAGAAACTCTCGATGGAATGTTCTTTGCTCGCAAGATGAGCGAAGGAAGGAGAACCGCTTCTATAGCCTGGACAGAACCCATAGACACTACTAGATTATTCTCTCTAAGTCCTGACTACTGGCAGATATCGAACACAGCAGGAGCCCAACCGATAGCCAACTATGGAGATCCTTATCTGATGAATGGAATCTTTCGATACTTGAGTAATCGAGAGCCTCTTGTATATCTTCCTTCTATAGATGTAGCTGCATATCGTACTGGGCTAGCTGGTACTGATGAGATTATTCTCAATCGAAGAGCGCAGCATATGCTAGCGAGAACTACTGGAGAAGTATCTGTAGAGAGTGTAATAGGGGAAGAGATGATCGATGAGATGTTCCGGGTAGCTACAGTTAATCTCGAGGAGATTGAGTAATGGATACAATAAAGCGGAGCGATATACAGCAGGGAGATATCTGCTTCCTATTGGATATAGAATATTTCGGAGCGATATACCGTTTTTCTACAGTACCCATAGATATATCTGATACTGCAGAGAATACAGTTATCCCCTATCGAGGCTCCCTCTCAGATCCTCCGGTTAATCTCCAGAGTGACCTCCTCGGAGTAGATCTCGAGGCTAATACTATCTCTCTAGAACTCATCTTCGAAGAGGTAGACTGGGTTAAGGAATTCCTTAAGGGAAGAACCATAAACGATGCTATCTGTACTCTCTCTATGATCATTATCCGAGATGGTAAAACTAAATTTACACAGCAGGATAGAATCGGAATCTTTAAGGGTAGAGCATTAGAAGCGATCTTCGGAGCTCCAGATGCTCCTAAGGGTACTGTAGCATTCACTATCGAGAACTCGGTTAATGTAAGAGATGCTAATCTCCTTGGAGAAGAACACGTTATCATAGAAGATAATTATACTATACCCATCCTCGATAAAAGTAAGGGTAAGGTCGTTCCTTTTGTGTTCGGAGAGCTGGGTACAAGTTCTAGAGAGCAGGCTGGAAGTATCACACTAAATACAGATCTTCGAGCTACTCCTGCATACCAGGCCGGAGGGACTGCTACATTAAAAACGCAATACTTCCAAGTCGCTTACCATCAAGTAATGAAGCCCGGAGTATCTCTTGTTAAGATCTTCGATGGGCAAGGAGGATCCTTTACCAATCCAGTAGAGATCGCGGTAGATTCTAAGGGATTCCTATATGCCTATGTACCCTTCTATCTAATCGTAGGAAGCCCAGAGGGAACCAACGTACAGTACGATAACTTCTCAGTATCGAGCCCAGAGATAGCCTTCTCTTATTATGCTAGCTGGGGAATCTCTCAGGGTGGAATCCCTAGTATAATGGGAGATGGACCTCTCGAAGGAGCAGTAGATCTCTCTCTTTTCGTACTGCAGAAAACAGATTTATTATTCGATAATTCCTCTTGGAATGGGCTAGCTCCCGTACTAGATCGGTACAAGTTCGGAGGCTTCGTTAATGACTTAGATGTATCTGCTCTCGATTGGATCCAGAGTAATATCTGGAGCCTCCTTCCTATTATGGTAGTAACGGGAGGAGATGGTATAAAGGTAGCACTCAATCTCTATACGTACTCCCAAGAGATTATTCCAGCCCATCATCTGATAGAGAGCGGAGAACTAGAGATTATCTCTCCATTAACTCCTCTCGAAGGTGAGATTATAAATAAGATTACTATTAGATTCTCTTATGCAGGTATGAGCGGAGCGTATCGATCTCAGGTTACTATCGATCCTTTACTGGTAGAAGATGAGCCTCTGAAGTATAAGGATCCCATCGCTTATATCTCCTTTACCCGGTACGGATTGAGAGAGAAGGTTATCGAGGCTCCCTTCGTTTATGATCTGCAGACTGCTATCCGGATTGCTAGAGATAAGATTCGAGCTCATGCTCTAGGAAATTACGCTATCGAGATCTCAGCTGCTCCTAAGTATGGATATCTGGATCTGGGAGATATTGTATCTATTACTTCGGAGAGGGTCGGTTTGACTTCTCATAAATGCCAGATCGTAAGTAAGTCATGGAGCGATAATCGCTGGAGATATGTTCTGCATATAGAGGATAATCCTCTGGTATCCATCCGTAAGTAATCTTTCCCTCCTTTCATAGATTATCGGAGTATATTACGCTTATGATAGTATTCATAGATAGACAGCATGCAGGGAAGCCAAATAACCCAGAAGATAGAGGAGCCTCTGTAGAGCCTTTATCCTTTGGACTTGGACTAGAAGCAATGTATACAGGGTATCTATCTCTCATGATAGAAGAGAAGCTACTAGAGAACGGAGTTAAAGTTATTCCGATCTCGGATGGATTCTACCCAGATAGACACAAAAGAGTAAACGAGTACTCCAAGCGATTTAAGAACGAGGAGCAAGTTTATCTCGCTCTCCATTTAAATAGCGGAGGAGGAGATTACTCTAGTTTCTTCCATATGGGATCCACAGAAGGAAGCGATCTAGCCTCTGCGATATGTGACAAGGTTAGAGAGGCATCTCTTCCAGGCTTGGTTAGATGCCTTCCGAAGAAGTGTTCTTCTGGAGACTGGACCAAAAACGCTTGGTATACAATTAAAGGAGTGGGATCTCCGATTGCAATCTGCTGCGAGCCTCTCTTCATGGATACTCATCGAGATCTCTTAACTATGGAATCCCTTAGATCTATTGCTTCTGCGATAGCATCCGGGATAATCTCATGGAGTTTATAATGGAAGAACCCATACTGAATATCCTACTTAATGGAGGAGCTAATATAGCCTTCGCTGCTTTTTTGTATATGCAGAATCAGCAGCTGCAGAAGAGAGCAGATGAGCGAGAAGTAAAGCAGGATAAAAGAGAAGCAGATATCCGGGCTCGATACGATAAGGTAATATCTGATATGTACGAGAGGGAAGATGCTATCCGTAAGGAGCTGGTCCAAGAGATTAACGATCTAGATAAGAAGGTATCTACATTGGAGACTAAGATACAGCATATATTTAAGATAGTAGATGAGATTAAAGCGCAGTTCTTAAGGGCAGGATAACCCGCTCTATCTCAGCATCTAGAAACAGATCGAAGGGAGCTCGCTTAAATATGGTACGATCCTCCGGTCCGTTATTCTCTACGTAGAACTCACTCATGAAGGGAACCAGGCCCTCGATCTCAGTATAGAGGCTCCGAGTATTGATAATAGCAAGGTAGAGCTTCCCACTCCAGAGAAAGCCTTCCATAGTTAGATCGGAGATCTCTTCTCCAGTCTTTATCGCTGCTATTCGAGAATGGATCTCCAGCTCCATCTCTGGATACTTAGTTCTTCTCCATCTTAGAGCGAAGTGTCGAGCTGGTCTGCTCTTCCATATCCGAGCAGATACAGTAGTCTCCTTCCCATCCTCTGTATATGTATAGTCTATACCATTATAGATATCCCTACTCGTTCCTATCTCGGTTCTCCATGCTCCAGGGAACCTATCTGCGAGCGTAGGGACTACGTAATCGAACCAGAGAATATCGCTCTCTCGTAGTCTATCTTGTGTCGTTTTCATATCGTTGCCTCCGATACGAGAGCAATATACCACAAAAATATAGTAAATAATCTCTATTTTCTTTACACAATATATAAAACTATGCTATAGTTAAGTATATCCAATAAGGGATATACAAAAGAGGTACAAACAATGACAAGATTACAAAAAATCTTTAGCCAAATCCCACTCCAAGAATGGGAACACTCAGAAACAGACACAATCGAATTGGATGTAAAAATCTTAAAAGAGATTGCTGCATTTTACAATATTCATTTACAGAACATCATTGATTTACATGAGAAGTATCAAATCTTAGAAACTGAAGAAGAGTATCAGTCTCTTTTGAAACTCAAAGAATTGCTTGATGATCGGACTATGGATGAAGTTCGATATGAGCGTTCATTAATTTCTAATTCTCTTACAAATTCTTGGGGTTAATTATGACAATCAGCAGAAACGACAGGATCAGAATTAGAATTTATCTTTTGTTTTCGGGCTATTGGGGCATCGACAGCACAAAAGAACAAAAAGATTCTCAGATGGAACAAATTGCAAACATGACAAAAGCGCAACGAATTGAGCACATTGAGAAATTCGCTGCAACAGTTAACAAACCAAATCCATATTGGAATAAATAATCAACTTGGGGAGGGCCTTCCTCCCCATCTAACAAGAGGTACAAACAATGAACGAAGATAAAACATTAACCATGCTAGGCTATCTGCTAGTAACCGTAGCATTCTTTGCTGTCCCAGCTACTCTCTCCTTCCTTTGCTATGTGATGGGGGTGTAAAATGATTAAGGTAACACATTTCATTAAACGGCTAAAAAATCACGAAGGTAAAACTACTTTTCTAAATGCTCATAAAATAAGAAGTATATACCAAGATGATGATGGAGATGTATATATAGAATTTGATGTAGGAGGACTTTATGTAAAAGAGTCTATCGAAGATGTTCTACAACAAATTAATAAAGTTCTTAATGGGGGTAATAATGAATAAGCACCGCAGAAGATATGTAAAAGAGAATGGAAGAACTCAACTCCGCAAGATGAGCAAGCGCAGAACTCCTCCCAAGCCGATCTACTTAGATAACCTTGCTTTATTAAATGCAGTTAAGCAGATTGGAGAGATCTGTAAGATCTGGAGCCCAATCTACTGTAGCTGGGTATGGGAAGCGAAGATCCAGATTAATGGGCTAGTACTCCGTAGAGAAGTATTCGAGGATAAACCGGAAGAGGCTATCCAGTGGGCTCGAGATAAGTATACAGCTCTATTAGCTCCTCAGTTCTCTAGAATCCTTCATGGATATATTATGGGATCGGATTATGCTCTCGTAGATATTGCGGAGGTTATCGGAGTTACAGAGAATGCTATTTCTAAGTGGATCGCGGGGGATACCTACCCTTCTATCCCTGCTCTCGTTAGATTATGCCAGATGCTCTCAGGGGATGCTTGGGAAGCGCGCTATAATAAACTCTCTAAAATGGTAGAGATGGAGCGAGTATGATTTGGAAACTAGCATATCAAGGAATCTTACAGGGTCCCCCCGTAGCAATGGGGAGGCCTCGTTTTACTAGGACCGGGAGAGCCTATACTGCTCAGACCTCGAGAACCTATAAAGATGAGCAAGTTAAGCAGCTCCAATTAGCGAAGGGAGAGGAGTGGACTCCGCTAGATGGGATTCTCAGAATACAAATTACCTTTATCCATCCTAGAACGAAGAGACTCTCTAGAGTTAAGGGAGAGCTTCCTCAGGGTAGAATCTGGAGATCTAAGAAGCCAGATATCGATAATCTTATTAAGATGGTACTCGATATCATTACTCAGAGTGAGATCTGGATAGATGATAACCGGGTAGTATCTCTCTCTTCTGAGGATTACTACGCAGGAGAGATGGAAGAAGCCCATACTCTATTCTCTATCTACCAATGGAGAAAAGAAGATGAGGAATGATCCAAGCATTAATCTCCATCTCGGATGCTCTCTGCAGGCTATGAGAGAGATGGAAGATAACCAATATGATCTCGCTATCGTAGATCCTCCGTATGGAGTAGCTACTGCTTCTGCATTCCAAGGATCGGGAAAACTAAAGAATAGATCCCTTAATCAAGATACGAAGATCCAGAGATGGGACCAGGCTCCTACTGTAGAATACTTCGAGCAGCTGTTCCGAGTAAGTAAAGAGCAGATCATATGGGGAGGGAACTACTTCGATCTCCCTCCTACTAGATGCGTTATCGCTTGGGATAAGGTGCAGCCTTGGGAGAACTTCTCCGGGTGGGAGATGGGCTGGACTTCTTTTAATAAGCCTGCTCCTTTATTCAAGTTCGATAACCGAAGAGGAGGGAAGATACATCCTACCCAGAAGCCTATCGCTCTCTATAAATGGTGCTTAGAGAAGTTCGCTAAGGATGGAGATAAGATACTGGATACTCATCTAGGATCGGGCTCTATTGCTTGCGCTTGCTACGATCTGGGATTCGATCTCGATGCTTGGGAACTCGATCCGGAGTACTTCGAGAAAACTATCGAGCGGTATAACGAGCACTCCAAGCAGACTAAATTATTCTAGGAGGTACAGATGGATAAGAAGTTTAAGATAAGCACCTTCTCTAATAAGTTCGCTAAGGTCCCAGTAGAAGCAGAAGTAGATCTCCGCAAGCTCGCTAAGGCTCTCATGATCCCAGCAGTACCCTATCCAGTTCGAGAGAAGGGCTCTCTCCCTCTCTGGAGTCCTACTTCCTTCGCAGGAAATAGAAGCGGAGCCCATGCTATAGAGATTAGCTGCTTAGTATTCGATCTCGATGATGGTACAGATTATGCCTTCCATACTGCATTCTCTCAATATCATTACATAGCCCATACATCCTTCTCTCATACTGAGGAGATCAATAAGTGGAGGATAGTTCTTCCTCTGGAGATTCCCATCCCTGCTGCGGATTGGAAGAGAGCAGCGAAAGCAGGGAAGGAGTTATGGGATAATCTAGCAGGCCAGGGAGAACCGGATAGCAGCGCGCTTACTGATTGCGCTAGAATGTTTTATCGATACGCTATCCCAGATAGATCGGATGCACAGCTGCAGAGCACGAAAGCCCATAAAGGAGAAGGGCTCCTCCGGTTGGAGTATTCTCATATTCCAAAAGAGGAACCGAAGAAAAGATACAAGAGATGGGAGAGCAAGAGAGCAGGCTCCAAGAGTGGGATGGAGGCCTTATTCCATAATCCAGAATATAGAAGGGCTCTCGCTCAGCAGATTGGAGCAAGCATCGAGGGCAATGTAGCCCGGAATATCACTTGCCCAGCTTGCAATAAGAGAGAGGTCTATTATTCTATAGATCCTGATTTAATGCACGCGGTTAGATATCCTCACTGTAACCGGGCTAATAAGTGTGGATGGTGGGGATTTTTGGAGACTCTAATATGAGAAGTAGTAAGAGAATACCCTCGATACCGAAAAACTGCAGCTCCTTCGGTTTACATATATTTCGATATGCAGAATACAAGGATATCACTTTGGAAGATTTAGCGAAGGGAGTAGGAATAAAGCTTCCTACGCTTAAGGCATATATGAACGGAACTCGATATCCCAAGATCGATATATACCTCGCTATCTGTGAGGTTCTAAGCGATACGAGAGTGGAGTATAATATGCTCATTCTGAGAGGAGTAAGATCTACTCCAGAGAATGCTCTCTCTGAGCGGAGGCTACGGATCAAAGAAAAATACAGTAAGAACGATAACCAATAGACACAACAAAAATACGGAGGTACAAGATGTATTTTAATAAGTGGTTAAATGAGGAGCTAGAACATCTCCCAATATCTAGAGCAGAACTCTCCAGATTATCAGGAGTAAGTTATAGCACAATGAACGGAGCTAAGAAATTCGATCCTCGGATCTCGAATCTCGTGTTAATATGCGAAGTGCTCACAGAGAGTAAGATGCTTAAACAGCATCCAGAGTATAAAGATTATCCAGATCTTCCAGAATGGAGAAAAGAATCTCTCAGAGAGAAGGCAGCAGCCCTCCTAGATTCTACGATTATCTCTGCTATTGCATCCTGCGGAGTAGAATATTCCTACGCTATAAACAGATTACAGGAGCGCGAAAAATGAACAAAGAACAAATGAAGAAGATGTTAGAGATCGCTAAGCAGATTGGAGAGGAAGCGGAATATAAGTTCGCTCCAGAGGAAGCCCATATCGATACATGGGATATGTTACAGAAGTCAGAAGCGAAGTACAATAAAGAAGGAGAACTTACTAGAACTCCCAAACCTTATGCCAATAGAAACAATATCGCGCTGATCTTAGAGAACGATCCTGTTTATGAGAGCCTCTGCTATAACGATCATAGTAATAAAGTAATCTGGAAGATGAGAGAGTTATGGGATCCAGATCTCGAGGATATCGGACTCCATATTGAGCGAGCCTATAACATTAGATACACCTCTCCAGATATTAAGAGAGCGGTCCTGCGAGTAGCCCATAAGAACATACAAGAGAATGTAAAGGACTGGGTAACGAATCTTCCAGTATGGGATGGAGAGCCTAGAATCCATAATCTCTTCCGGACTGCATTCCGAGCGCAGATCATTCCAGGCTCTGAGCAGCTCATGGAGGAGATGAGTTCTAAGTGGATTATCTCTCTCATTGCTAGAGTTATGAAGCCCGGATGTAAGATGGATAACTTCTTAATCCTCTGTGGAGAGAAGGGACTGGGCAAGAGTACAGGATTAAAAACTCTCATTGGAGAAGATTGGTTCTCAGATAGCCCTCTCGATATTGGGAAGAAGGATTCTCTAGAGTTAATCCATTCTACGGAGACTTGGCTATGGGAACTCGCGGAGTTACACTCTCTCCAGGGGAGAACAGCTGACAACTTTAAAGCCTTCATCTCTTCCGCAGAGGATAAGTTCAGACCTTCCTATCAGCAATTTCCTAAGTCGTATCTCCGTAGAGTAGTGTTTGCTGGGACTTCGAATAACTATCAATTCTTAAGTGATGGACCGGAGCGGAGAGTATGGCCTATTACAGTTACTCAGCAGGTAGATCTCGAGTATCTCAGAACGTGGAGAGAGCAGATCTTCGCAGAAGGGCTAGAAGAATACTTAGGAGGATCGATCTGGTATCTAGAATGGAAATCGCAGCGGATGCTCTCAGAACTCCAGCAGGCTTATATTATCGATGATCCTTGGGCTATCAAAGTAAGAGAGGCGATCGCAGGAGGTAAAAACAATACTACTGAGATCATGAACTATTTAGAGTTACCAGTATCCCAACAGCATACAGGGAACGCTAAGCGGATAGCCCAGATCTGTAAGGAGTCCGGATATAAACAGGTTATCAAGGATGGGCAGAGAATATGGAAGAGATAAGAAGATACAGTATTGGGAGCCTCTTCGCTGGGATTGGAGGCTTCGAGCTGGGACTGGAGAGAGCGATACCCGGAGCGTATACCTCATGGCAAGTAGAGCAAAATACATATTGCCAGAAGGTACTCGCTAAGAACTGGCCAGAGGCTCGAATCTATGATGATGTAAGAAACATAACTAAGAACAATGTAGAGCAAGTAGATATCCTCTGCGGGGGATTCCCTTGCCAAGATATTTCTTTAGCAGGAAAAGGAGAAGGATTACATGGGAAAAAATCAGGTCTTTGGTGGGAAATGCACCGTATTATCGATGAGTTACAGCCCAGAGCGGTTATTATGGAGAACGTTGCAGCTATCAATGTTCGAGGGCTTGGAACAGTACTTGGATCGTTATCCCAAATCGGGTACGATGCGGAATGGTGTACTATACGAGCTTCAGATTTCGGAGCACCTCATAGAAGAGCGAGATGGTTCTGTATCGCTTACCCTACCCACTCCTATAGCCAGCGATCCGGACAAACATCACAGCGGAGGACTTCACAGATTAATAGTAAAGGGAGAGAGATACAGCAAGGGAGATCACAGAATACTACCTACTCCAACAGTAAATGGAGCTCAAAACAGTATTTACAATATCAGTGTTTGGAAGAGGAAATCAAGTTTAAACGCAGAGGCAGCAAAGCTAATGGGGTTAACGATGGAAATAGCAACTACTGGTACGGCTTTCCAACTACATCCGCAATTTGTCGAAGAGATGATGGGATTCCCGATAGGGTGGACAGAATTAAATCTTTAGGAAATGCTATCGTTCCTCAATGCTCAGAATGGATAGGGAAGAAGCTCTGGGAGAGTGGAATCCTCCAAGCTGGAGATTAAGACTTGTAATCCCATCTGGAGTAGTGTATATTCTTAATGATCTGTTTGATTGAATGTTAATGGTTGAGAGCTCGGAGTTTACTCTGGGCTCTTTTTTTGTATCCGAGCGGTAACACTTCTAGCAGATGTACTCCATAATCTAATAAAAGTATCCGAGCGGTAACAATTCTAGCCCAGATAGCCCTCGATCTAATCAAAAAATACACTAGATAACAGTAAAAATACACTAGATAACACTAGGTGTAATCTGCTATACCCTCGATCCATAGGGGACAAAGTACCAGAAATAGCCCTATTTGGAGTATCAGTTTATATAGAGAATATAAATTGGTATATCTATTTATATTATATATACACGCGAGGGGCTCGAACCCCATTAAAACAGAGTATCGAGCCCGTAGCAGCGTAACTATCGTAGATTTTACCTAGTGATATTTAGTGTAGTTCTAGTGTTATCTAGTGTTATTTATCCTCTTTACGGAGGCTTCTGATTGCTCTCTTGACCCAAGACCGAGCGGGAGTTCCTCCCCAGAGAGCCCAGGCTACAGCAGCCTTAGAGGTCTTATCCTGTCTAGCCTTCGCTTCTTTATCGGACTCTCCATGTCTAGCGAACCAAGCATCCATTAGCTCTAGCTGCTCGAGATCTACTTCTCCAGAGGTCAATCTTCTAGCAGTCTTCATTCCAGTACCGGGGACTCTCTTCCCCTTCTCATCTTTATAAGATGCTCGTTTACTAATGGGCTGCTCTAGGTTATAATCTACTGCTCTCTTAGCGAGAATCTGTATCTCTCTTGGTACTCTAATCTTAGGCATGAAGCCCTCCAAATATGTTAAGGTGATGTTATGAAAATGAAGAAGCGATCAATAATACCAGAGCTCGAAGGCATCTCTCTCTCGGAACTCTTCCCCGGAATCGAGATAGAGGAGAACTTTACAATATCTAATGCTCAGGACTTCCTCCAAGCACAGATCGAAGAGATGCACGAGGCTATCTGCTGCGATACTATAGGAGATACTAGCATTATAACAGTTAATGGAGAGATCTACATATATGCAAAATGGGATACGAACGGAGTAGATCTAGACTTCCGTAACGAAGGCTTCCCCGCTCTAGGATTAATGGGAGCGATACTCTCTACTGTAAACCATGTAAGAGGGCATAACGGAGAAGAAGAGAGCGAGAGCTGGGATGAGATCTAAGCAAGATAATCTACTCATTCAATATAAGATCTCTCGATTAATAAGAGAGGGCTACCAGTGGGACCAGGCTGCAGCGATTACTATGAGGATGTATAAGGATGGAGAGCTTAGAGGATCGGTTCCTTACTCCAAGCCTAAGAAGCGCAAGAAAAGAGAAGAACGCAGAAGAAACAGATACCGGAGATAAATATGTATGGTAAACCCAAGAAGAGAAAAACACCCATGAAGCCCAAGCGCAGAACAGCTAGAAGAACAACTCGCAGGAAATAGAGATGGCCGCTAAGGTTCCCAAGAAATATACTAAGGGACTCGGAGAGAGTACCCAGGCCAGAAGGAAGGCAGAGATCCGAAAGAGAATAAAGGGGAAGGAATCCTTTAAGCCTCTTCCAGGGGATGCTCGCGCTAAGACAAAAGAGAGCAAGTATACGAAGAGAATAAAGGATAGCGGGCTCCGGTCAGTTATCCAAGAGGAAGCAACCAAGAAGGAAGGGAAGCCTCGAGAGAGATTTATTAAGGCTGTAGCCTCCGTTACAGATATCCCCCGAGGGATTATCCAAGAGGTATTCGATAAGGGGCTAGCTGCTTGGGCTGTAGGACATAGACCCGGAGCAACTCAGGATCAGTGGGCTAGAGCTCGTGTATATTCTTTTCTATCGAAGGGTAGAACTGTAGAGACTGCAGATAAGCAGCTCTTTGAGAGAGCGAAAGAATCATTAAAGAAGAAGGGGAAGCGGTTCTCCTTCTAGACAAAAGATAAACACTTATCCATAAGTAGAGGTACAAGATATGGAAATCAAATTATTAGCAGCCCCTCTCGATATGCCAGAGGCTATAGATTACATGGAGAAGGAACTAGAGAAGATAGATCCCCTCTATATAATGGTTAATCTCAATCGATTATTAGAAGATGGATTCTCAGAGAAGCAGGTTAGAGAGTTTATTTCTTCTATATCGAAGGGATCTTTAAACTCTATCCATTTAATGCAGCCCAAGGATAACGAGTTCTTCTATACTGATAAGTGGTTAGAGAGTCTGTATCGCGCTTGGGATTCTCTAGAGATGGTCTATTGGTGGCAGCCCTCCCACATGGCAGAGGGCCCGCGAGAGGGCTAGCCTATAGGCATGTGTACCTAGGCTACCCCCCCCGCACTTCACTCAC